AACTCCTTCAAATGTATCTTGGTCAACTAACACTTTTGACTATGGCGGCTCTATAACTTCAGCACAATGGAATGGTACAACTGTTGCTTATAATCGTGGGGGAACTGGTCAATCATCATTATTCACTCAAGGAGGTGTAGCGTTTGGTTCTACTACTACTGCATTGGGAACTACTGCCGCAGGAACAAGTGGACAAATGTTAGTATCAGCAGGTACAGGTACTCCAACATGGGCAGATACATCAGTCTTCCAACGTAAGAACATATCCGCATATTCATTACAAGCGAACAATACTGCATCCGCAGCAAATGTAACTACGCAGACATACAGAGATGTTGCAGAGGCAGCTATATCTGGAACTATTGCATGGGTGGGAACAAGTGCACCATCATCTTTAACTTCAGCCAATTACTCGTGGTCACAAATTGGTAAAACTGTAACTGTTGAAGTCAATCTATTATATGCAAATCCAAGTGTGGCTATTACTGCATTTTCATTTCCTTTGCCTTCAGATATGCCTACACCAGTAACACCTACAGGATGGAGTGCAGCAAGTAACTATTTATTTACTTCTATATGTACTGTTCATGCAACTGCACCTGCAATTACATCAACTTCATATTATGGTTTTATAAGAAGAGATGCTGCAAACACAGGGTATGAATTAGGTGCAACAGGAAGTCCTGCAACTGCAAGAGGGTGGAAATTTACATTAACATATAAAGCGCAATAATGAGACATATAAGACAGATAAATAGTGTAGGAACTAATACTTATACAGTAGTAGTTACTGAAGGATGGATGTTGCCATTAGAGGATTTTCCTGCTATTGTAGATCATCCCGAATCATTTGAAATATCAGAAGATGATATACCGGAACAACATCAATTTTTAATCTATGTAAAAAGTTAGCACAATTCTTGTATTATGATAAATGAAAACCTTAAATCCGACACTATGATACACAACATCGACAATAAATTCGACCTCCTACTCGTTTGGTTATTTAGCAGCCTATCATTTATGAGCATGAACCACTTTGTAGGATTATTCGCCATATTAGCAAGTATAACATCTATACTAAGAAGTCTGCCATCTATTATACGAAACTTTAAAACTAAGAAAAATGAAGAATCATAAGACAACTATCGCAGGTATTATATTAGCAATAATTGTTGCCATTCAGCCAGTTATTGAAGGTACTGGATATCATTTTGATACTGCAACAATAGTGAGAATCGTATTCGCTGCTTCATTAGCAGCTCTTGGTTATCTTTCAAAGGATCACAATGCGTAACTTATTAATATTATTATTGCTTTCAAGTTGCTTAAACGCTAAAAAAGTCAATAAATATCTTGATAAGAATGAATTATTTACTGCAAAAAACTGCGCAGATAGGTTTCCTATTAAATCTGATACGATAATTACATTAGATTACATATCAGATACGATGACAATTGAGAATATTAGATGGCTAAAGCAGGACACAATAAGAACAAAATTGCCATGTAATTGTAAAGACAAGATAATTCTGAAAACAGTTACGATCACAAAAGAAAATACTGCATCGTATAAATTCTATAAAGAATCAAAATCTAAAGATTCAATTTTTTACAACAAATCTATTGCAGATTTAAATACTAAAATATTAATAAGAGAGGACAGAATTAAGCAGCTAAAGCATAGAAATATGTATTTATGGTTAATCATTCTCATCTTATCACTAATAATTGTTCGTAAACCTATTTTAAGGCTCATAGGAGCAACCTTTTAACTTTTATTAATGTTTATATTAACTGAAGAAATACTGCTTAAAATCGTTCCAAAATTAGAAATTGAAAGAGCAAAAAAGTTATCTCAGTTAATAAATGAAGTTTGTCCCATGTATGGGATTGATTCTGCAAACATATTACACGAATTTCTCGCCAATGTAATCCATGAATCAAATCATTTTGAAGATAAAGTTGAAAAACTTAATTACTCAGCTAAGAGATTGATTCAGGTATGGCCAACGAGATTCCAGTCTTGGGAAAAAGCAGTAAAATTTAGCACAAATGAAAAACTATTAGCTGAAGAAGTTTATGGCAATAGAAGGGATCTTGGCAATATTCAACCTGGTGATGGATGGAGATTCAGAGGATCAGGATTTATACAGATGACAGGGCGCCTTAATTTTGTGGCATTTTCATCATTTATAAGACAGAAATTTAAGATTATAAAACCATTGGATCAGATAGCGGATGACATTCGCACCAATGATGACATGGCACTACACTCAGCCTGTTATATTTTCGCAATTGCTAAAGATTTAATTTCAGCTGCAATTGCAAATAATATGATTCATATAGTTAAGCGAATAAATGGAGGTCTTACTGGATTAGATTCAAGATTAGAATTATACTCTCTTTGTAAAGAATTTATCGTTGATTTTTCATAAATTTATAGTAGGCAATAAGGGTTTTTATATAAGATAGTTATCCTAAGCAATGCGCTATTGCCGAAATCCAACCGCCTATATTTTTATATTGGGCGGTTTTTACTTATATTTGTTATGCATATCAGGGATGGTATATTACTTTGTTTTTATTAAATGATGCCGATTATTTCTATAATCGGCACTTTTTTTTAAATTATTTTTCCTTATCTGTATTGACTTTGAGCCATATTTTGAATAAAGTTTGAAATAAGTTTGTAAAATATTTTTTTATATCAAAATACCTTTGTAATATTGCTATATAAATTTAAAAAATCAAAAATGAAACAAAAAAACAAAGATTATCTGACAATTGCAATCCTATTATTAATCTGCCTAATGGCACATAATTTTATCCAATGGTAAAAATTGAAGATTACGAAAAGAACGAAAATTCATTAACAGTATTCCTGCATCTTGATGAAGAAATAATTATTCCATTATCATCCTTTGAAAGATGGCTACTTGATTCTGATAAGTTATACTACGAAGATTCTCATGTTGTTGATGGGCAACTTAAGATTGATGCAAAAACACTAAAATTAGAAACATATTGGGAGTTTACTTCTTACTCAGAAGTGATAGAAGATATAGATGATTATTTAACTGAAAAACTAAAACATGGAACAAAAAACTGAAAAACGAGGAGGAGCAAGACTTAACGCAGGTAGAAAACCAATAAAAGACAAAAAGAAACCTGTTAACCTTTTTATCCAGGAGAGTAAGATTAGAAAATTCGGAGGAGTAGACAAACTTAAAACCAAATTGTATAACTTCATAAATTAAAACAAATGTACACAAACAAATCCCTGAGATTAACTTACAAAATGCAAAAAATTCTATTAATGATTCAGAAAATCAATAATAGACTCGAAGAAAATCGTTCAACACTTTATTGTTTCAGAAATGCAAAGTATTTCGATTTAATTCGATTGAATAACAATGAAATTGATTTAATTCAACAAATGCAAAAAAATGCTGAAATAAAAAATAGATTAGTTAAATATTATGAAGATCATCTTTACCAGTTGACTATTGAGGCCTTCAGACATGGAATCATATTTTCTAAATACTTAAATGAAGAACCATGTATCTAATCTATTTAATCTGCTTTATTGCAATAGTTTTGCTTTATTTATTTTATGACAAAATTATCCTTCCAATCCAAAAAGATAAATTTTATGTAGAATCAGATAATTATTATGAGAACTTTAATAATTTATGTGATAAGATAGAAAATTCTACCAAAATAAAAGAAGTAAAGAAACTATGTAGCATTGTTCATGATTTTGAAATTAATAATAAAAATCAATGTACTATTGAAGATGATATGCAAATATTGATTACAATGATTGATGAAAAGTATTACGAACTAAAATTTAATAATAAAAACAAGTATTATGCAATTAAGACAAGCAACCAGAACTAAGGCCAAGATTAGACTTGGACTTTCAGCAGTATCAGGAGGTGGCAAAACCTACTCTGCAATTAAAATCGCCAAAGGATTATCAAGAGGCGACTTAACTAAAGTAGCAATCATTGACACAGAGAACGGCTCTGCTGATCTTTATGCTCACTTAGGAAACTACAATGTACTAACACTACATCCTCCATACACTCCAGAACGGTATGTAGAATGTATCAAGTCCTGTGAAGATGCAGGAATGGAAGTAATAATCATTGATTCTATTACTCACGAATGGAATGGTAAAGGTGGGATATTAGAGATACATTCCTCAATGACCGGCAACAGTTTCACCAACTGGTCCTCACTTACTCCAAGACATCAGAAATTCATTGATGCAATCTTACAAAGTAAATGTCATGTAATTACAACTGTTCGCCGTAAACAAGATTACGATCTTTCTAAAGATTCTAATGGTAAAACAAAAGTTGAGAAGGCAGGACTTAAAGAGGAAACGAGAGAGGGATTTGAGTACGAGCTGACTGCCAACATTGAACTTGACATAAAACACAATGCTACTGCATTAAAGGATAGAACAGGTCTTTTTATGGATAAACCTGCATTTACTCCATCAGAGGAAACAGGCAAGATGTTGCTCGATTGGTGCGAAATGGGAGAAACACCCATTGAATGGAAATTATCATTAGCAACTAAGAAAGAAATCCATGATTTGATAAAAAGCAGCACTCTTAATGGAACATCTTCAATATTAGCTAAAAAAAGACTGGAGGCCTGTCAGTCAGATGAACAAGTAAACATTATTCGTGAAGGACTATTAAAAATACAAACTAATGAGTAAATTTCAGTTACCTGCCATAACATCTGGCATGAATAAAAGACAAATAGAAAATGCTGCAAATGTAGCAGTAGATAATGTACTATCTAAAGGAAACTATCTTGAAGCAATTGAATCTATTGCAGTAGTTGAGCAATTCATAAAGCAAGTAAAAGATCATAGCAATTTTAAACCTGCAGTATTAGAAGAACTTGCAAAATATGGCAAATCTTATACTAATTCAATTGGAACTAAGATTGAACCAATGGAAGGAGGTATAAGATATGATTTTAGTAATTGTCAAGACTATGAACTTAAGCAATTAGAAGATGCTTATAATGAACTGGATATAAAGATTAAAGAACGACAAAAGTTTCTTAAATCATTACCGTTATCAGGCATTGAAATACTTACTGATGAATCAGAACTTATACGCATTTATCCCCCATCAAAAGTAAGTACATCCACTTACAAAGTAACAATTTCAAAGTAATGGGAACAATAACTATATACTATAAAAAAGAGTTTATTCGTTCAAGGCAATTCTCGGGCAAGACTGAGCTATATAAAATCATTTTTGAATATCAGAAGATATACGGACCTAATTTTATAAAGGCAGACATAATCATTAATTACAATAAAAATAAAGAAAAATAGTATTTTTAAGTAAAAATGAATTCCAAAGATAAAGCAGTTGAATTATTCTTAAAATCAGGTACAGTTGAGATATGGGCAGATAAATACAGTACAGTTTACGAGCAGAAATTAAGAGCAAAACTATCAGCTACAAATGTTGTTGATGAAATTATCAGAGAACTTACAGAACATTTTATAAATTCGTCAATTGAACGCATTAAATACTACACACAAGTCAGAGAAGAAATAAAAAAAATTAAATAACCAAAAATCAACAATCATGGAAATTAAATGCAAATTTAAATCGCAACAGGACATCATTGAACGTTCTAATTTTAAGACTCGTAAAGTATGGCTAATCACAGAGGATAATCCAGACTACCCACAGACTATTGAAGTGGAAGTAACACAGGATAAAGTCGATATGTTTTCTCAAATTCAGCAAGGTCAACCAATAACTGCACATATTAATATTAGAGGCAGAGAATGGACAAATCCACAGGGAGAAGTAAAAGTATTCAATACTCTACAAGTATGGAAGATTGAAACAATTACACTACCGGCACAGGAGTTTGCTACACCAAAGAAAAAAGAGAAACAAGTATTTACTGATTCTGATTTACCATTTTAGTTATGAACTTTAAGGAAATTTATGCTCAATCTCATAAGATAAACTTTGAAAAAAAATACCCTTTAGCCTATCAGTCTGGTCATTGGTTTGCTCCTGATTTGCCAAAATACAAAACTGCTAATGGATTATCTACTTACTGCTGCAATATCTTTAATTGGAATGGTCATCATTTAGAACGGACCAATAATATGGGCAGACCAATTAAAAGAAAGATTGAAAAATTCAATATACTTACATCTAAAGTAGAATTATTAGATAATGGTATTGAATGGCAAAAAGGAACTGGAACTAAAGGCACATCAGATTTAAAAGGTCATTTTGTGAGCAAAAAGCATAGATTTCCTATACCTGTTTATATTGAAATAAAAATAAAGAAAGACAGGATGAGTGATGATCAGAAAAAATATGAAGAAACTATCAATAAATCAGGGGCAATATATCGTGTTGTAAAAACACCTGAAGATTTAATAGAATTTTACAATTATTTACAATCAATATAAATAATGTCAATAAATGCAATCCCTGAAGCAACAAATCGACATAATAGAATACATATCTAATTTTGTCAAACTTAAAACCAAAGGATCAACGGCAGTAGGTCTATGTCCATTTCATAACGAAAAATCCCCATCATTCAATGTATCATCTGAGAAAGGCATTTACAAATGTTTTGGATGCAATAAGTCCGGTGATGTCATCCAGTTTGTGATGGAACACGATAATAAGTCCTATTTTGAGGCAATAAAATACTTAGCAGATAAGTACAACATTGAACTTGATAATAATAGTAAAACTTACGAAAAACCTGTAGCAAGACTTACTAAGTTATCTGAGCAATCACTAAAATACTTTGAAAGCAGAGGTATTAGCAACAATACACTTCTTCGATTCAACATAACAGAATCCATAGAATGGATGCCTAAAGCAAATGCTGAAGTCCTTACACTTTGTTTTAATTACTATAAGGATGAAGAACTAATAAACATCAAGTACAGGGCAAAGGATAAAGATTTTAAACTTGCTAAGAATGCAGAACTAATCTTCTATAACATTGATGCCATAAAGAACGAATCTACAGTTGTAATCGTTGAGGGCGAAATAGATGCTTTGTCAATGCATGAATCAGGCATCTACAATGTAATATCTGTTCCTAATGGCGCATCAAATCTGCAATACCTCGATAACTGTTACCAATACTTCGATAATGTTGAACGCATAATAATTGCAACAGACAATGATACACCAGGTTACAACTTGCGTGAGGAACTTGCTCGTAGATTAGGCAAAAATAAATGTTATAAGGTAACTTATCCCGAAGGCTGCAAAGATGCAAATGATGTACTTGTTAAGCATGGCAAATATTCACTTTCAACAATTGTTGATTTAGCAACTATATGGCCAATCGAAGGAGTACATACAATTGCAGAGATGTATGAAGATGTTGCAAATTATTATGTGCATGGATATCCTAAAGGAAATAAGACTTACATAAATGGACTTGATGATTTAATTACTTTTGCAGGAGGACAGATCACAATGATTACAGGCATACCTGGTTCAGGTAAGTCTGAGTTTCTCGATTATATTATGACACAATTATCATTAAGAAACGAGTGGAATTGGGCAGTATGCTCATTTGAGAATCAACCTTCATCTTATCACGTTACTAAATTAATGGAAAAAATCACAAACAAATCATTTGCTGAACGTGTTGACATATCCAAAAGATTAGATTCCTATGAATTTGAGTCCAGTATTAAAACAATTGATAAGCATTTTAGTTTCATAAACATCAATAAAATAGATGTAACACTTGATGGAATCTTAGAGAAAACTAAGGAACTGGTCCTGCGTAAAGGCATTAAAGGACTTATTATTGATCCCTGGAACTACATTGAGCATAAAGTAGCAGTCTCTCAGACTGAAACACAGTATATTAGCGAATCACTAACAAAAGTGAAGGCATTTGCTCTAATGTATGATTTACATATATTCATAGTAGCACATCCTACGAAGATATCTAAAAATAAGGAAACTGGAGAGTATGAAGTGCCTACACTTTACAACATATCAGGATCAGCTCATTTCTTCAATAAAACTGACAATGGAATCTGCATTTACCGTTCATTTAAATCAAATATTGTAACTGCTTATGTGCAAAAAGTACGATATTCATGGCTCGGAAAAATAGGATTTACATCATTTTCTTACGATGTTTTTACACGTCAATATTTACAAATTTAATAAAAACCACACAAAATGAACAAAAAAGATGCTTACTATTTCAGTCATGATTCAAACAGTAGAAATGATGTAAAAATTATCAAATTAAGGAGAGAAATGGGCATGGAAGGATACGGCATTTTTTGGTGTTTAATTGAGATTTTAAGAGAGTCATCAGATTACAAGATTTCGCTATCATCAATTGATGATATTTCTTTCAATATTCATGTCAATTCGCAAAAAATAATGAAAATAATCAAAGAATATTCTCTCTTTGAAATCGTTGATAATTGCTTCTGCTCACCAAGATTATGTAATTCTATGAATGAATATAACACTCTGAAAATGAAACTACAAGAAGCAGGAAGGAAGGGAGGCTACAGCAAGGCTAAAGCATACTCAAAGCGAGGTCATGGCATTAAAGTAAATAAAAGTAAAGAAAATAAAAACGTGATTTTTCCTTCGGAAATGATTTTATAACATTGAAATCAATATAAAGCGATTCTATTCAAAAGTATGTGCTTGTAGTATGATTTATCATTTTTGCGATTATAATTGAAATTTGATACCTTAAAATGATTTTAAACACTATAAATAAGTATTTATGTATGTTGCAAATTGGAACCCATCAGATGGGATAGAAGATCCCGAAGAAATGAATGATGATTTTAGCAATAAAAAATTAGTATATTTGTAATGATTAACCAAATTATTTTCAAATGCCAAGAGGTGGACCAAGAGAAGGCGCAGGTAGACCTACCAGATCAGCTGAGTTAGGGATAACCAAACTTGCAGTAGATGCAATCATTAAGTATTACGGTAGTCTGGAAGATGGATTTATTGCACTACTTAATTCGCAAGATACTGCGTTAATTAAATTCGTATGGGAACATGCAGCCGGTAAACCAAGAGAAAGAGTAGATATAGATATCGATGCAGAAGTACAACAGATACAAATAATAAGACTACCTGAAAACTTTAGAGATAATGAGGAGGAAGAAATAAATCAAATAGAAGAAATTTGACAATATCAGAATCCTATATTGAACCACAACCAGGTTATCAGCAAATTGCATTATCAAGTAAAGCGGATATTGTAATTGGGGGAGCAGCAGCATTTGTCGGTAAGACATTTGCTCTGCTGCTCGATCCTTTAAGACATGTACATATACCTAATTTTGGAGGTGTTATCTTTAGAAGAACATCAGTACAAATACGTAATGAGGGTGGACTATGGGATACATCAGTAAAATTATATCCTGTACTTAGAGGCGAGGCTCGTGAGTCATCATTGGATTGGAAATTTCCTTCAGGCGCCAAGTTATCATTTAGACATTTAGAATACGAGAAGAATAAATACGACTGGCAAGGTGCGCAGATACCATTCTTAGGATTTGATGAATTAACGCATTTCACAGAATCAATGTTTTTCTATTTACTTAGTCGTAATCGTTCTAACTGTGGAGTAAAACCTTATGTTAGGGCAACGTGTAATCCTGATCCCGAGAGTTGGGTGTATAAACTTATTGAATGGTGGATTGATAAAGATACCGGGTACCCAATACTTGAACGCAGAGGAGTACTTAGATATTTTATTAAGTATGGTAGTGATTACATCTGGGGAGATACTTACGATGAAGTATATGAGAAGGCCGAGCATATCATTGAACCAATGATAAAGCAATCAGGACTTAAAGCAAGAGATTTTATAAAGTCAATTACATTTGTTTCAGGTTCTATTTACGATAATAAGAAAGGTCTTGCTTATGATCCATCTTATCCAGGTAATCTATTAAGTCAAGATGAGGACACACGAAAGCAGTTGCTCGAAGGAATATGGAAGATTAGTAATACACCAAACGATATCTATGAACATTCAGCATTTATGGGATTGTTTGAGAATATAAAGTTTAGTGAGAACATTGGTAAATTCATTACTGCTGATATAGCAATGAAGGGAAGCAACAAGTTAGTTGTTGGTTACTGGGAAGGATTCGAGTTAGTAGATATTGCTATAATGGATAAATCAGACGGTAAGCAAGTCATTGAATTAATCTCTGACATGGCAAGGAAATATTCTGTTGAAAATCGTTATATTTGTTATGATGCTGATGGCGTTGGAAGTTACGTTGATGGATTCATTAAGGGCGCAATCCCTTTCAATGGTGGTGTTTCAGCGTTATCAGTTAAAGATGAAATGTCTGGCAGATTGATTAAAGAAAATTACTTCAATCTAAAGACACAATGTTTTTATAGGTCAGGTAATCGTGTAGCACAGGGCAACATGAAGATAAATAAGAAAGTTGCTGATAAAATGTATGATAATCAGATGACCATTCGGCAAAGATTTATGTTTGAACGTAAGGCAATAAAGAGAGATAAAGTTGACAATGACGGCAAGTTGAGAATCATTAGTAAGGATGAGATGAAAATTAAACTTAACGGTGATTCGCCTGATCTTATGGATATGTTTATGATGCGTGAAATATTTGAATTAAAACCAAAAATGGTATTTGCTTATGGGACTAATTGATAGGTTTTTAGGAACCAATAAAACAGTAAAGAATCTGCAAATGCAGGTTAAACAACTTCAACAGATAAATCTTGGCAGCTCTTTTAATGTATCTACATCCATTTATCCAAGTTGGCAATCCATTGAAAACATAGAAACGTATGTTACTGTAGATGATGTATATTCAATAATATCTTATCTCGCACAAACTGCTGCGAGAATACCTATGTATGGTTATGAGATTATTGCAGATAATGCTATGAAGTCCTACAAAAGTTATGGGCAAAAAAGTATTATAGGTAAGTATTATCAGCGCAAGGCAATGCAAGATCTTCAAGACAATGATCCATTTATGGAGCTGCTTAATTCCATAACTTATGAGGATCTCGTAAAATATTATTCAATCTTATACATTACTGGTGAGTTATTTCTTTATAAGGAAGTGATAGAACTTGGACCTAATGCAGGTAAGATTATACTTCATGATATGAAAGGACAGAATGTTACTGTAATCATAAGTGATAACTTTCCTCAGCGTATAGTAGGTTATAAATATTTTGATATGGGTATTGACGGAACATTTAAACCTGAAGAAATAATTCATATTAAGTATTACAATCCAACAATAATAAACGGATTACAATGGAGAGGATTAAGTCCACTTCAAGTATTAACTAAGAGATTAACAAGATTAAATTCAGGAATGGATGCATCAGTAGCTCAGATGCAGAATGGAGGAGTGCCAGGTATAGTATACGAAAAAGATGCATTTGCAATTGAAACATTAGGGCAGAGAAAAAATGACTTTGCTCATTATCTGCGTAATAGTAGCAATAAAGGTGCGCCATATTTTGCAGCCGGTGAAATGGGATATATTCCATTAGGATTATCACTTGCAGATATGGATGTAAGTACGTTATCTGGAGTTGATTTTACTAAGTTATGTAATGCGTACAAGTTTCCTGAGATATTGCTTAATAATCAAGATTCAGCGACATATAATAATGTAAGTCAAGCAGAAAAGTTGCTATACACTAATTCAATATTACCGAATATCTACATGTTCAGAGATGCTTTAGTAAATGGAATTACTCCTATGTACATGGATGGAATAAAGAGAACTATTGAGATTGATATTAGTGAAATTCCTGCACTACAGGATGACATGAAGCAACAGGCAGAAGCATTGAATATAATGTGGTGGATTACTCCTAATGAGAAAAGAGATATAATGCAATTTGAGGAGTTAGATGATCCAATGATGAATCAGATTATAATAGATGGAGGTAAGCAATTGCTTGATGACTTAACACCAGTTGCGGATGTAATAATGCCTGGCGAATAATGGAAGAAAAAAGCATAGAAGCAATTGTCAGTATCATTGAAAAAAAGATACTGTTTGTGTTGTTGGAAGAACTACCAGTAGCTACATGTCCATTAAAAAAGCAGCGCAGACAATGGAAGATAGAGCAGATTAAAAGTTTATTAACTGATAAATTAATTAATGACTCAGCAGCAACAAAATAAACAATTAAGAAAATGGAGCAGATTTCAGCAAAAATATGAGAAATATTATGCTAAGAAGTTTCATGCTGCTTTGAACTTTCAAATAGAAGTATATCTAAAGACTCAGGATTTGATGGCAATACCATCGTTTCCAATTTATGACATACTAAAGAATTTATATACTGTTGTTGGCACATCATGGGTAGGAAACAATAAGAAGGTAGTAACGAAGGCAGCGACAGGATCAATGGGTATTAATGAGGAACTTGCAAGATTAATAATTAATTATTATGGTGCTGATTTGCTTAATACTGCTGAAGGAATTACAGATTATACGAGAGAAGTAATAAGAAAGATATTGATTGATGCAACAAGGACAGGCATAGGATTTGATGAGATAGTAAGAGAAATTACTGCATTAGATTCGAGCATAAATTCGATGAGAGCAAAGAGAATTGCGAGGACTGAAACAGTTACATCAGCAAATGGAGCTGCGATGATTAATGCAAAAATATACGCAGATAAGAATAATAGCGTTTTAATAAAAACTTGGATTGCGATAACAGATAAAAGAACCAGACACAACCATCGAGAGATTAATGGTCGTGCAATACCTATAGAAGAACCTTTTATATTAGGCAAATATGCCGATTTAAAGATGATGCAACCTGGAGCAAGAACACAACCTAACGGATTATCTGTTCCTGCTTCAGAAGTTGTAAACTGTCGTTGTACAGTTGGATTTGAGAGTAAACGTGATGCAAACGGCAGGATAATTGTAAGGAAATAATATTTTAAATAATTAAAGAAATAACTTAATTTTATAAACGTGAGCAATATCTTCAATATCAAAACCGAAATGTTATCTGCCGAGATAATGGACTTAAGTGTCAAGCAGGGATTAGTTACTGGATACTTCAGCAAATTCAATAATGTAGATAGTGATGGTGATATAATAAGACCAGGAGCATTTACTAAGACAATTAGAGAGAATGGTCCAGAGTCAACACTTCCGAGAATAAAACATTTATTGAATCATGATCCATCATTGCCATTAGGAGTTTTGAAGTCATTGACTGAAGATAATTATGGATTACTTTATGAGAGTCAAATTGGATCTCATGAAGGAGGCGAGGATTTCATTAAGATGGTAGAGTCTGGACTTATTACAGAACATTCAATAGGATTTAAGATTATCAAACGTAATCAGATTCAATCTTATGAGAATTATGTAAAGAATCCATCAGCAGGTCAGTATGAGATAACAGAGATAAAGTTATATGAGGGATCAAGTCTTACTGCATGGGGTGCTAATCCACTAACACCGATTACATCTTTAAAAAGTATTAACGACATAGATTTATTTGTCGCTAAACACGAGGCAATAGAGAAGTTTTGCAGAAATACTACTGCAACAGATGAAACAATACAGATGTTGTTGATACATAACAAGCAATTAGCACAATTAGTTTTAGATATGAAAAAGAATACTGAACCGTTAAAAAACATTCAGCCATTGGAAAGTATCGCAGACATAATTCGTGAATTTAATAATAACCTTTAAAATTTAAAATCCATTATGGAAAAGAAAGAACTAATGGCAGAACTTGAAGGACTTAAGAATAGTCTTGAAGTTTCTATCAACGAAAAAGCAAAGGCAGAGATTGCAGAGCAATTGAAGTCATCTCTAACAGAAGTTAATGCAAAATTAGAATCAGTTAATGCTAACGATTCAGTTGAAGCAATTAAATCTATGAGTACAGAAGTTAGCAAGATTAAATCTGATTTAGCAGCTACAGTAAGTGGTTTGCAGATATTAGAATCTCGCACAAAATCTTCTAAGTCTAACATTGAAGTTGTAAAAAGTTTCAATGAGGCATTTATTGACGGTTTAGAAAAGAATCATGATGCTATACAAAACATTAAGAAAGGTCAACCTTTTAAGATGGAAATTAAAGCAGTTGGAAATATGATTCTTGGTAGTAATTTATTTCCTGATGGTAATTTGAGTGGATATCAGTCTTATTCATCAAGACAGGCAATATTGCCAAGTCAGAAAATTAACTTCAGAGATTTGATTCCTACTGCAATATCTCCTACAGGACTTTATGTTCAGTATCAAGAGAGTGGTTCAGAAGGATCAATAAGTGTACAAACTGAAGGATCATCTAAGACTCAGATTGATTATGATTTTACACAAATTAAAATCGTTGAGAATTATATCGCAGGTTTCAGCAGATTTTCTAAGCAAATGGCAAAGCAATTGCCTTATATGCAATCTACTTTACCTCGTTTGATGCAGAGAGATTTTTATAAAGCAGAAAATGCTTCCTTTTACACTACTGTTAAAGGTGCTGCAACAGGTGTTAATACTACAACTGGAACTAATCCTGTTGAAGTTATTATGGATTTGATTGCTAATCAGCAAACTGCTAATTTTAATGCTTCTTATTGTATTGTTTCTCCTAAAACTTTAGGATTAATAAACAGAACATTATTGCAGAATGGTTATTATCCAGGTGCAGCAGGAGTATCATCTGTAGCAAGTGGAGCAGTAATAATATCAGGTACTCCTGTAGTTGCTGCTTCATGGGCTCTTGATGCATCTTACTTGATTATTGATGCTGATTATTGTGAAAGAGTTGAAACAGAATCAATCAATATTATGTTTGCAATGGAAGATTCTGATAATTTCCAAAAGAATTTGATTACTGCTCGTATTGAGTGTCAAGAAGAAGTTAACTTGATGTTGCCTACTTCTGCAATCTACTTGGATTAATTTTAATTCTGTGTGTGTGAATTGTTGAGTGATCCCCATCCGTTTTGGGTGGGGATTTTTTAAAATATATCAATTATGGTTTCTTACAATGCAGTTTTAGATATTCAGTTTAATGATAGCGTAATCGTTGAACCAGTTACATTAACAGAGGCTAAAGACTTTTGCAAAGTTGACATTGGAACTGATGATGCTATTATTACATCTATGATTGTTGCAGCAAGACAGATGTGCGAAGGTTACACGAATATTGGATTTGTGCCTCACATAATTACTGCAATCGTGAATAATGAGAATGGCAGTATTTACATTCCTTACGGACCAATTGTGAGTATTGAACAAGTTAAAAATGATTCTGGTAAGATATTAGTACAAAGTGTAGATTACGAAGTATCAGGTAATGAATTTAAGAGATTATTGTATCCTGAAGAAAGCAACATTACAATTGATTACAATTCAGGTTATACTGATTTACCTGCCGTCTTAAAACTTGCGCTACTTAACCAGGTATATTATTTGTATGATAATCGCAGTCAAGGAGTGGACAATATTAGTCCAATTGCACAATCATTATTAAACTTATACAAACGTGTATAAATTAAATAGAAGGATTACAATTTACAGATATACTACTGCAAAAAATGAGTTTGGCGGTCTTATTTCTGTTGAAACAGGAAACTGGACTAAATGGGCAGAGGCGAGAGATAGATATGGACTACCAAGAAATGATTATCAGCAGCGTCAATGGTCGTATGATCAGGTATTTATTATGCGTTATGAATCAGAAAGACAAACAAGAAGTAATGATGTGATACAATATGAAAATCAATTCTACAAGATTAATTCATTACAGATAAGAAGTGAAGGCAATAAAGAATGGGAATATATACAAGCAACTAAATTAGATGAGTCAATAAATA